GGACAAAGAAAGCCAATTTTATATTCTGAAACATACGGTTTGCCCGGCGGTATTATCTGAAAATTTCTTTTTTGATAATGAAAAGGATTGCCGTTTTATGATGAGCGACGACGGAAAAGAAAGGATTGCAAAGGTACATTTTGAAGCAATAAAGAAAATTATATGAAAAAGTATTTGATTTGGGCGGCAATTGCGATGGTAGTTGCCGCCGTTGCAACAATATGGGTGCAACGAACGAAAATTGAAAAATTGACGGACGAACGGAACAGATACCGGGGAAATACAGAAACATTGTTGCAGGACGTCGAAACCTACAAAACAAAGGATAGTTTGAACGCCGCAAAAGTTGGCGTTTTGGAACTGAAATTGTCGGAGTTTGAAAGATACCGGGCAGACGATGCAGCATTAATAAAGACGTTGCAGGTAAAGAACCGGGAATTGGAAGCATTAACAAGCGCACAATGTCAAACGATAATTGATTTGCGGGGAACCGTCCGGGATAGTTTGGTATATGTTGACCGGGTTGTTGTTGATACATTACGATGTATAACAGCCGCCGACAAATGGTTTTCTTTTGATGGATGCGTTAACCGGAAAAATGAGTTTACCGGGAAATTTGTAAATCGGGATAGTCTGATAATTGCAGCAACCGTAGAATATAAAAGGTTTCTTAATTTTCTATGGAAAACAAAGAAAGTAAAGAACCGGGAAATTGATGTTGTCTGCAAAAACCCGCATACAAAAATAATGGGGGTTGAATACATTGAGATTGAAAAATAACTATCTTTGTATCGAATTACATTTGACCATATAAATAAAGATTGTTTTCAATGATTAGCCGGGTTACCCCCGGCTTTTTTCGTTTTGCCCATTTTTAGCCCCGTGGCGGGCTTTTCTTTCCCGGATGGATAAATTACACATTTCGCCCGAAAAAGTGGCTTAAATCGAAAATTCGACCAAAATAACTATCTTTTGAACCAAAACAGAATTTTTTGCCATTTTCCGATAAAATAAAAAGAAATTCTTTTGGTAATTAAAATAAAGGTTGTATATTTGCATTGTCAAACAACAACGACGGGGCGTTTACCCCGAACAATTAAAAGAAAATCAAAATGGCAACAACAATTTACAACGGTTTATTATACACAACAAAAGAAATTAATCGCAATTTCCGCATTAAAATCAACGGTATTGTTGACGGTAAAAAGGTTAACAAGTTGGTAGGCGTTAAAGGATTGATTGAATTGATTGGCGTTGAAATGGCTAATAAGATGTTGCGCCGTGCATTTAATGGCACCGATGATAAAACCGTTTGCAAATTGCGCAGAGGAATAAAGATAAGTTTCTATGTTAAATAATATCCGACCGGGCGGGTTCCCGGAACCAAATACAAATTCGTATGAGTTCAGAAAAAAGAAACAAGTTAAGCGAGATTTTCAAATTGGCGTGGCAGTT